GCTATGGCAACTTTACCAGATATGAATGCAGAAATGCAAAAGCTAGGTGATAATGCTAAAGAAAGAGTAGAAGCAGCTGAGCTTTGGTCAAAGAAAAATCTTTCACCAGAATCTTATCAAACTTTTTCAAGTGTAGCCTCAACAGCAGAAGGTGTAAAAGTCATAGAAGAAATTATGAAGATGACTAAAGATAGTCCTATGCCATCAACACCTACACAAGTATCTGTTGCTCCTAATCTACAAGATCTAAAATCTATGATTAATGATCCTAGATATTATGATTCTAATAGAAGGGATCCAGCTTACGTTAAAAGAGTAGAGGAACTTTTTGAAAAAGCGTATCAAAATAAACAAGGATAAGTTTCCATTTAAGAAACTTAAAAAAGATCTGCATTGGCTAGATGCAGTTAGCGATACTGGTTGGTTATCTAAAGATCAAATGGACAAACAATCACCAGCTAAAGCTGTATGTAGCCAAATGTGGATTTACAAAGAAGACAATAAATCTATTACATTATTTGCAAACTATTCATATGATGATGACGGTCATATAGAGTTTGGAGAAGTTATTACTATTCCTAAAGTATGGATGTAATTGTGCGTTGTTTATATATATAAACAAATCTATTTTCACAACAAGACCTTAAAAATGTTCAATGATTGCCCTTAACTGGATAACAATCCTCTGCATTTGTAAGACAATCGGTAAATAAACGTAACTTAACAAATAGGAGCTAATAATGGCAACATCAATAACAAATGCCTTTATAACTCAGTTTGAAGCTGAAGTTCATATGGCTTACCAAAGAATGGGTTCTAAATTAAAGAACATGGTAAGAACTGTGAATGGCGTTAATGGAAATACTGTTAAGTTTCAGAAAGTTGCAAAAGGTTCTGCAAACACTAAAGCAAGACACGCTGAAGTAGTTGCAATGGATCTTTCTCACAGCAATGTGGATGCGACTTTAACTGATTACTATGCAGCAGATTACGTTGACAAGCTAGACGAGTTAAAGGTAAACATAGACGAAAGACAAGTAGTAGCACAATCAGCTGCTTACGCTTTAGGTAGAAAAACTGATAGCGTATTGACAGGTATCATGGATGGTGCAACTCAACTTGCAAACAACTCATCAGGTACTGGTACTGGTATGAACTTAGGAAAAGCTCAAGCTATGATGGAACTTTTCAATACTAATGACGTTCCAGATGACCAACAAAGATATTGGGTTGTTGGACCAAAACAATGGTCAGATCTAATCAACCTTGATCAATTCTCTAGAGTTGAATATGTAGGCGAAGGTGAGCTTCCATATTCTGGAGGAATGACAGCTAAGAGATGGTTAGGATTCTTATGGTTTGTACACAGTGGACTAGAAACTTCTGGTTCTACTGATAGACATACTGTAGCTTTCCACAAATCATCAATTGGTTTAGGAATTGGTTCTGATGTTAAAACTGAAGTGAACTACATACCAGAAAAAGTTTCACACTTAATTACATCTATGCTTTCAATAGGTGGAACAGTGATTGATTCTGATGGTATCAGAGTTCAAAAATGTGCTGAATAATAGGAGGATAAATGGCTTACGAAACTTCAAATCCAATCAAAAAGATTGCTGAAGCTGGTGGTAACTCTGTATTCTTCTATACAGACGGAGATGCTATTGCAACTATAGCTGCTTCTGGTTACTTCAACTCAGCAACTAACGAACTAAAAGAAAATGATATTATTCTTTGCGTAGGTTCAAATGGTGGTACTCAAACAGTTGACATTCTTGTAGTGTCTTCTGCAACAGGTGCTGCTACAGTAACTGTCGTAAACGGTTCATAATATCGTTAATGATTTATTGGGGGCGATTAACTTCGCCCTCAATTTAATATTTTTAAAAGGAATTAAATGGCAACATCAAAAGTAGATATATGTGCAAGAGCTTTAGTAATGATAGGAGCGCAGCCAATATCTTCTTTTTCAGATGGTAGCACAGAAGCTTTAGTTGCCTCAAATGTTTATGAAGACATAATTCAAGCTTCATTGACAAGACATAGATGGAAGTTTGCTACCAATCAAAAACAATTATCTTTATTAGCTACAGCACCAACAGGTAGATACGACTACGCATATCAATTACCATCTGATCCAGGCGTATTACAAATTAATACAATTACAGTAAATGATTATGTAATACCTTACACAAGATATAAAGATATGATTTATGTTAATAACTATGGTGCAAATCAAGCTTTGATCTTAGATTATATTTATAGAGTTGAAGAAGATTATTTTCCTGCTCATTTTAGATTAGCATTAGAATATGAACTAGCATCTATCTTTGCAGGTTCAGTTGCAAGAGATGCTGGTATGATTAGAGAGTTTAAAGCTTTATCTGATAGACAATTTTTAATATCTAAAAACATAGACACTTCTGAAGTAACAACTAGAAAAATTGATACTTCTAGATTTATTAACTTAAGAAACTCTACGAGAACTGATGTATAATGGCAAGATCATTAAAAACTGTATTAACCAACTTTTCATCTGGAGAGCTTAATCCATTACTAGCTAATCGTATTGATACTCCTGCTTATTCTAATGGAGCTAAACAATGCAGAAATTTTTCATTACTTGCTGAAGGTGGTGTAATGAGAAGACCAGGAACTACTTATCTTGCAACACTTCCTGCTGAATGTAGATTAATTCCATTTGTATTTTCTGATGATGAAATAGCTATTATAGTTTTATCTAATAATAGAATGGATGTTTATAATATTAGTGGTACAGCAATAGTATCTAATTATACTACAAACTGTAATTGGACTACAGCTCAATTGTTTGAATTAAATTTTGCACAATTTGGAGATACAATATTTGTAACTCATAGAGATAATCCAATTAGAAAAATATTTAGATCATCTGCAACAACATTTACTGTATCTGAATTTGCATTTGGAATTGATGAAGATACTCCTGCTGTTTCTGGAGTTAATAAAATATATGCACCATTTTATAAATATGATGATTCTACTGTTACAGTAACTTTATCTACTGGTGCTACAGGAACTGGAAGAACTGTAACAGCAAGTGCTGCAGTATTTGTTCCAGATTGTGTTGGTCACTATTTAGAAGTTGATGGATCACAAATGAAAATTACTGGCTATACTTCTGCAACTGTTGTAACAGTTACTATTGTTGAAGCTGTATCTGCTGGAGCTGGGCCACATTTTAATTGGAAAGAAGAAGCAATTTCTGATCATAGAGGTTATCCTCAAGCTGTAACATTTCATAATAATAGATTATGGTTTGGTGGACTTAAATCAAGACCAGCAGGTATAATAGCTTCTAGAATATCTGAATATTTTAATTTTGATGTAGGTACTGGTGAAGCAGATGAAGCAATTGATTTAGATATTGCAGGATCAGAAGTTAATGAAGTTAGACATATGCTTTCCGGAAAAGACTTACAAGTATTTACAGATGGTGGTGAATATTACATTCCAAGAGCAAATGATAATACAATTACTCCAGGCAATGTATCTGTATTAAGACAAACACCTTATGGTATTAGTAGAACAGCTCCTGTAATGTTTGATCAAGCAGCAGGATTTATTCAAAAGAATGGTAAAGCTGTAAGAGAGTTTATTTCTTCTGATATAGAAGATGGATATAAATCTACATCTGTTTCTATTCTTGCTCAACATCTTATTGACAATCCAAAACAAGTTGCAGTTATTAAAGGTAACTTTACAAGACCAGAACAATATGCTTTCTTTTTAAATAATGGATCTACATATCCTGGAACATTTGCAGTATTTCATTCTGTAAGAGATGAAAAAATTGCAGGTTGGACATTATGGAGTACAAGAACAGATGACTATTATCAATCTTTAATATCTCTTAATGAATATTTAGTATGTTGTGTAAAAAGACAACTAAATGGATCTACTGTTTATACACTAGAAAGATTTGGAGATGATGATAGTATATCATTAGATATGCAAACTACTTCAACTGTAAATCAAAAAGGTACACCATTAGTAAATGGAGCTAGTCAAACAGGATCTGTATTAGCTGTTGATGGATTTACTTCTGATCCACAAATTAATGAAACATTTACAATTGCAGGTGATTCAACTGAATATACAATACAAGCTGTTACTAATAATGGTGGTGGATCTTATACTCTTAATTTAGATAAAAATTTAGCAGCAACTCCTGCAGATAATGCAGTAATAACTTTAGTTAAAGGTTTTTTACATGATGTAAATGGTATATATACTAATGAGCAAATCAATGCTGTAGAGGGTAATAGCTCTCTTGGTGCGTTTACTGTTTCGGCATCAGATACTATTACTTTAAACACACCGAGAGCAAGTGGAGTAGAAATTGGTTTTAACTATACACCGATATTAGAAACTATGCCTATTGATAAAGAATTACCAGAGGGGCCATTAACTGGTTTACCTAGAAGAATTTCAAGAGCCATCATTGATCTTAATTCTGCTTTAGATTTAACTGTCAAAGCTGCTGACACTACCTCTAAATCTTTAGTAGTCCAACAAGTTAATTTCACTGGTGGTTCTGACCTCACACCTGTTACTGAAAAAAAAGAATTTTTCTTTTTGGGATATGATAAAAGTCCAACTGTTACATTATCTCAAGATGATCCATTACCAATTAAAATATTAGGAATGTCTGTGGAGGTAGTTTTTGCATGAGTGCTGATCCTGTTACTTTAGCTATTGCAAGTACTGCTGTACAAGCTGTTGGTGTATATCAACAAGTACAAGCACAGAAAGCAACTAATAAAGCTATCATTAGAGAATATGAAAATGAAAGAAAGTATAACCAATTAAAAGGTTTACAAGATGCTAATGATGTAATGGAAGAAGCTCAAAGAAAAAGAAAACAAAACTTAGCTATTGCAGCAGGTTCTGGTTATTCTGATGACAGTAGAAGTTTTTTAGCTGTTCAAAGTGAAATAGATAGAATAGCTGCTAAAGATATTACAAATATAAAAATTAATGTTGGTAGAGCTGAACAAAAATTACAAAGTCAAATTTATTCAACTAAAGTTATGGGCAAAGCTCAAGAGTATGGAGCTTATGCAAAAATTGGAGCTGCAGCATTAAAAACAGGAGCTTATGCTAAATCTATGAAAGCACCAAAAGGTCAATATGATGGAGCAGGTTCATACGCACAATATTTAGATAATCCAACAGGATATAGTGGGAGTAATTAATGGCATTAAAAGAAGGTAAAAAAACAGTTAGTTTAAAAGCTTCGGTAGCTGATAATATTGGAATACCTAAATTTCCAACTACAACAATAGGAGCAGAATTAGCTGCACCAATTGCAGATGTTATTAGTACATTTCAAAAAACAGCAGAAGCAGATGCAAAAGCAGATTGGCAATTTAATTTTAATCAACAATCTAGAGATCATTATTTACAATTAAAAGATAAATTTAAATTTGATCCAGATGGCATGAGAAATGCTATTGATAATTATTCAAAAACTGTTTTATCAAATACACCTAGTGCATTTAAAGGTGTTGCTGAAAACTTATTAGCTCAAAAGAATTTAGCTAATATGAATTATGCAACAACTAATTATGAAGCTAAAAAAACAGAAGATGCTTTAACAGGTTGGGCAATAACAAAAGATGAATTTAAAATAGATACAGGTTTTAATTTAGATACAATTACATTAAATCCTAATTTAAGTATTTTAGATATTAATAGTCATATTGGTAATGTAGCATTTAAAAATTTAAATCATAACTACGGTACAGCAGAAGAAACTTTAGTTAATACTATGAGATACAAAGGTACTCAACTTCAAAAAGATTTAAACTCAGATATTATAGATATTGAAGCTTTAAGAGTATTTAACATAATGAAAAAAGTAGGAAAAGTAGATGGAATGAATTACTTTACAAATTATGCTATGGGAGATGATAATTTACCTGTAACTCCAGATGATGTTAATAATCCAATATTTCAAAAATATGCTGAATCTATTAGAGATCCATTTACTAGAGGAGAAATAGTTAAAAAAATTAAAAATCTTTATGATGATTATAATGGTAAAAATGTTGGTGCATTAAAAGATTCTAAAACTAAATATGATTTAGATGGATTACAAAATTATGGATCATTACTTGATGTAAATAATTTTAAAGATGGTCAAGGTAATGCTAATGATTATGTAATTAATAATATGCCTGGTATACCAGAAACACAATTTCCTAAAGCAGTAGAAATTGTTGATAAAAATATTAAAGCACAAAATATAGTAAGTGAAATTTTAAATGGAAAAATTTATGATCAATATGAAAATGAAGAACAAAAAGAATTAGTTAAAACAGCTATCTTAAGAAGATATGGTATAGATGATATTAATACTGTTAATATAAATAATCAAGGTTTTTATAATGCTATGGAAGTATTTAAAAATCAAAATATTATTCCAAGTGCTGTAGTTACTAAATTAAACAATGCTGTTAATGTAGATTTTAGAACTCCAGGAGTTATGGATCAATTTAAAGAAAATTTATCTTTATATAATTTTATAAAATCTAAAGATATGTTTCCATATTTATCTATTCAAAATAGTTATATTTATGAAAGAGCTAATTCATTAGGCATTATGTCTATGCAAGATCAAAATGCTGCTGCTGATAGATTAAATTTTATATCTAAAGATAGAGATAAATATGAAGAAAATAGAAATAAAATTCAAAAATATTTATCTGAAAATGTAGAACAAACTACAGAAACAATGAGTTGGGCATTAAGAAATTTAGATATTAATACTGATACATTTTGGTTAAAAAAAATATTTTTATCAGAAAAAAATAAATACACTGATATTTTTATTCCAGAAGGAACTACATTTTTACCATTTAAAACATCTACATTATTAACACCATCTGTTAAAAGTAAATGGATGGAACATACTATTAATGAATTAGTACATATGAATGGTAGTGAAAATTTTGATATTAATACTGATGATGGAAAAAGAACTTTTTATAAAGCTTCAATTTCTGCTTTAAATAGAATGAATCAAGAAGGATATGGAGCTACTAAATTTACTGGTAATGGAGAAGTAAAAATTATTAAAAACGCATATGAAGATTCAGTAGGTTTTAC